CCACGACTTTAACTATTCACCCCTTTCTTCAGGAATCGGCGTGCGTCGAGGGAATTCGCTCTATCTTCTGCACGATATTATTTTGACCTCTGCCGTTGCCAAACAAGCGGCACTGGAATTTGTAGAGAAGTTTAAAAATCACGGCAACAAGAGTGTAATAATCTACGGAGATCCTGCTGGGCGTGCTGGCGAAAAACATGGACACCAGTCTGACTACACTGAAATCGAATCGGTGTTGCGATCGCACAATTGGAAGTATGAGCGACGTGTTAAAATGTCGACACGATCGATCAAAGATGGGCAGAATGCAGTTCGTGCAAAAATATGTAACGCCAAAGGAGAGAGAACGTTGTTCGTAAATCCTATAACGGCGAAGTTCACCCACGATGCGTTCAACAAAGTGCAGCTGAAGAAGGGTTCGTCATTTCTAGAAGATGATTCTAACGATCATCAGCATATAATGACCGCAGTGAGATACATGGTCGATTATGAATTCCCAGTGCTTGGTGAAACATTCAGCCAAGGTCGAATGAACGGAAGATAAAGGAGGAAATATGGCAGATGTAAGTACAAGGTCCGGTGTTTGTCAGGTCGGCTACGAAGCAAGGAAGCTGCCAAGAGCTTTGCTTAAAGGTACTAAGGGCATGGTTGCTTGCGGTACTGAGTTTACCCCTCAATACGACGGTGAAGATGATGAGTCATATAAGGATCGATTAAAGGGCGCGACTCTCTATAATGGATTCGAGGACGCCATTAAGAAAAGCACCGGGAAAGTTCTTTCTAAGGATGTGGTTGTCGGTGATGACGTGCCAACTACAATCGCTGAATATACGAACAACATCGACGGCCAAGGAAGAAATCTTACAGCCTTCGCGCTCGATACTTTCCGCGAGGCCCTTACCGATGGCATTAGCTTTATCTTCGTAGATTTTCCAAGAGTAGTTTCAAAAGACGGTAAGCAACCATTCCTGTCTGATCAATTGGCGCAAGGCGCAAGGCCCAATGCTATTTTATACACGGCAGATCAGATCATTGGATTTAAGCATCAGAATGTGGGTGGAACCGAGGTGTTGACTGAACTTAGAATCAGTGAAACTGTTATTGAAGCTGATGGTGAATGGGGTGAAAAGAAGATCGATCAAATTAAAGTCTTCCGAGTAACTTTCGCCGAACAACCTATTACGACCTTTGAAATTTGGCGCAAATCAACGGCCGAAAATTCAGTAAAAGATGAATGGGTTCTATTTGACTCAGGTACAATAAGTCTAAAATATATTCCGATAGTGCCCGTTTATATCAATCGCACTGGTTATTTTACCGGTCTTCCACCATTTGCAACACTAGCCGAACTTAATCTTGAGCATTGGATTAGTTCAACTGATCAACGAAAGGCCTTGATGTACGCAAGATTCGCCATGATGGTTTTCTCAGGAGTCCCCGTGGGGTCGATCAAGAAGGTAGGTCCTGCGGAAATTATCTGCTTGACTGAACCAGAAGCCCAGTGGGGGAAGGTTGAAACATCGGGCGAAGGTATCACAGCCGGCCGGTTAGATCTGGAAGCTATTGAAAAAAGAATGCAGACTGCTGGCATGACTATTCAAATTCAGACTTCGAATGCTCGAGTCACGGCTACCGCAGCAGATATAAATAGTGAAGAAGGAAATGCAGCTTTGTTCGCAGCTGCCGGAGCATTAGAAGACTCGCTAGATCAGATGTTGCAGATCTTTGCTGACTACTTAGCCCTAGGAAATGGCGGCCACGTTGATGTGAACAAAGATTTTGGAAAGAAGCGGTCAACTGCCACCGTCGCCGATTTAGTAAGCCTCTACAACGCCGGGTTACTTGATGAAAAATCAATATTAACGGAGTTGCAGATGCGCGGAGATATTAGTGAGGATCTTGATATCGAGGCAGTGCTTACAGCGATTAGAGAGAACCCACCGAATTTACTCGGAAGCCCAGATCCATTGAACTTGGGCGGATAATAGATGATTGATAAACTTCTCACGCTAACTCTGGATCTTAACCGCTACGACGCAGCAACGAGGGCGAAGATCCTGAGATTGTTAGCTAAAGCTCAAAAAGAATTGGTGGCCAAACTATCTTCAGACAATCTAACCGAATTCAACCGCGCCAGATTAAATAGTCTGTTGAAAGAAACCAGAGACATCATCGCCAGTTATTACACAAAGATCAAAGAGGAATCTGCTAAGGCGTTGGAGCCCATTCCTGACATTGTAGCTAGGAATACAGTTAAGGCATTGGAATCCAAAATACCCGCCAGCTTAAGTGCTTCAATTCCTACCGAAGATAATTTGAAGGCCATAGTAACCGACAACATAGTTTTTGGTGCTGCCGCTTCAGATTGGTGGGACAGACAGGCTACGGACACGGCTTTCAGGTTTTCCAGTGCCGTTCGTCAGGGCTTGGTAATTGGTGAGACTAATCAACAGATCGTCAAACGTGTGAAACAGATGTTAGAAATATCTGCTAGGAACGCCAGGTCATTGGTTCAGACATCCGTTGCGGCCGTGGCGAATAATGCCAGGCAAATGACCTTTGAGAAGAACGGTGGCGTGGTTAAAGGATTCCGTTGGATTACCGCATTGGATTCCAGAGTTTGTGAGTTATGTATGGCCCGGGCTGATAGAGAGTGGACCTTTGACAAAAAACCAATCGGACATAGTATTCCGTTCCAAATACCGGGGCTTCATTTCAATGACCGGTGTATTCTCATAGCTATTACTAAGTCCTATGCTGAACTTGGATTTCCTGAAATCAAGGAGCCAAAACCTGGCCAACGCGCCAGCGACGAAGGACCAGTTTCAATAACTACTACCTTCGAGGATTTTCTCTCACGCAAAACTGAAGCTGAGCAAGATGATCAATTAGGCGTAGGAAGGGCTCAAATGTGGCGAGATGGAAAAATCACACTTGAGAATTTAATAGATGGATCAGGACGTCCTCTGACACTCAACCAACTAAAGGAGAAATATGCGTAAATAGTTTACATTCCAATGTCATTTAGTATAATCACAATCGTAACACATCAATGCGGTTAGGCCGCTCCTTAGGGGATACATCAAATGCTTAAAAAATCAATGCTTCAAGGATTGTCAATGTCAGAAGGTAACAAATTTCCACTGTGGTCAATGCCACGGTGCTTCGATGGTGGATCAGATGGTGGATCAGATGGTGGAGAAATTTCACCAGAAGTTAAAGCTCAGATCGCGGCTGCTGTTGAAGCTGCAACTGCTGGACTAAAGTCTAAGAATCAAGAATTATTGGACAAACTAGCGAAGCAGGAAAAGAAGGATGGTGAACTCACTACTCTTAAGGAGAAGTTGAAGCTATACGAGGGGATCGATCCTGAGAAAGCTAAGAAACTTCTGGCGAAATTTGAAGATGATGAAGACGCCAAATTGATCGAAGACGGTAAGATCGATGAGTTGTTGAATAAGCGCTATGCTAAGCGTGACGAAGATTGGCAACGAAAACTCGATCAAGCAATTGCCGAAGGAAAAACTGCCAAGGACAAAGCAGCCAAGTTTCTCAATAGTGTGTTGGACGATAGATTGAGAGCAGCTTTTAACGGGGTGGTGGATCCAAGATCAATGAAAGCGGCCTTACTTGAAGCAAAACAGATTTTTACATTAGATGATGATGGGAACGCAGTTCAGCTGGATGTCGAAGGCAAAGCGGTGTTAGGTAAAGATAAAACTCCGTTTAGCCCTAGTGAGTGGATTTCGTCAGAAGATGTACGACGCGAATCCCCGTACCTCTTCCCAGCAACTGGTAGCGGCACAGGCTCAAGCCAAACACACGGTTCGGCGACCACTGATCAGGACTTCGATAAGATGACTCCTGAACAGAAGATGGAAGCCGGTAGGAAGAAAACGTAAATAAGGAACCTAGATAATGGCTGCATTGACATTATTGGAATCAGCGAAGTTAGATAAAGGAAACGTGTATCGAGCAGGGGTGATTGAAAAATATGCAGGATCCTCGGATATTCTGCTGAACTTACCCTTCGAAAATATTCCTGGTGGCTCTCTCACTTACAACCGCGAGCAATCATATCCAGGTATCGGATTCCGAGGTGTAAATGAATCCTATACCCCATCTGTTGGTGTAATGAATCCGCTGACTGAGGTCTTGGTAATCGCCGGCGGCGAATTGGATGTGGATAAATTCATTGTTCAAACTCGCGGCGCGGTGCAACGGACTATCCACGAAGCAATGAAAATCCGAGCTCTGTCTTTAGCGTGGACTCGGAAGTTTATCAAGGGCGATTCAAGCTCCGACCCTCGTGAATTCGATGGTCTTCAGGTTCGGGCAGTTGGGGACCAGGTAATTTCAGCAGGTACGACTTCTGGCGGTGCGGCCCTGACTCTAGCGGTTATGGACCGAGCTTACGATCAAACTTATAACCCAACGCATTGGATTATGTCCAAAGCTATGGCGCGTAAGTTCTCAGCAGCTGCTCGCACGACTAGCGTTTCCGGCAACGTGGATTGGGTACCCAACCAATTAGGTCAGCGAATAATGACTTACAACGGGTTGCCGATTCTTCGCGTTGATTTGGACGGAGATGGTAACCAAATTCTGCCATTCACCGAAGCCGCGTACACCGGTGCCGACACCGCCACTTCGGTTTACTGCGTCGGTATGGGATCAGACAGCCTGATCGGCATCCAAAACGGCAGTATGATGGTTGACGATCTTGGAATTCTACAAACGTCGCCAATTTATCGTACTCGCGTCGAGTGGTATACTGGCCTGGCTGCTTACAATGGCCGTTCTATCACCCGCATCAAACACATCGGCGATCTCGCGATAGGAGCGTAATCACATGGCAAATCAATATTCACAATTTACTTATGATTCGGACCTGCAACTTAAGGCTGCTGGCTTATTGGCAGCATCTACCGACGGTACGATTCTGGATCTGGGCGATGGCTTGGTAGATGGTTACTTGGTTATCGACCTTACGGCGTGCGAAATTGCATCTGGTAACGAAATTTACACAGTTTCTTTGGAAGGTTCTAACGTCGCAGCAATGACCTCGGGTTCGGTCTGCCTAGCCAAGAAAGTATTCGGCAATTTGGTAGTGCCGATGGACGCCGCCCTATCAGCAGCTGGTCGCTACGTTGTTCCATTCAGAAATGAAGAAGGTGGAACTTTGTATCGCTACGTTCGCCTGTCTACGCTGATTGCTGGTACCATTGCAACAGGTATCAACTTCTCGGCATTTATCGCAGCTGACCAGGACTAGGAGCCGCTATGCCTAATGCTCAAAACATAAAGCTAAGAGAACAAATATCAACCGGAGTTCAAAAGGAGCGGGCGGTTAATTTTAACCAAGCTTCTTCTGTCGCCGAAGTTGGTACTGTTCCTGATGCTGTAAAAGCGTACATCGCAGTCACTGAATATGGCAATGATTTAGTCCATAGAACGGTGCTGACTTGTACGAACTTACCACTGTCAATTGCCGACGATGCTGGCGTTGCTCAGTATGGCGGTGTTCAAATCTACACCTTCCCCGAAGGTTTGATCTTCAGTAAGGGCGCCATCATCAGTGGTAACTTGACGCTTGGCGTGACTGGAACCATCATCGACGCCTTCACTGGTGTAAATGCTTTGGGGACTGTAACTGCCAGCACCGGAGCTACTTTGACTGGTACTGAAGCAACGTGGTTACAATCGACGGCCAATGCAACGGCTGTTGCAAAAGTTGCTGCAATCAGTTCGGTAAGTGCCGCCACCGCTTTGACCGAAACAAGTAGTCGTATAGTCGATGGTACTACTACGCCAGCCCAAATTTTCCTTAACTTCGCTATCGCCGATGATGCTACCCACACAGCAGGTACGGGTAAGTTCACCGGAACAATAACGATCAGTTGGGAAAAAATCGGCGATAAGTAATTAAACCAGGGAGGGGCCCTTAGAAATAGGGTTCCCTGATTTTTCTTCAGAGGTATTTAGATGATAACAATCTACAACAAAGAAACTGGTAAACCAAAAACTCTCGATGCCGTCGATGCCCATGAGCATATCGAAACAGGCCGTTGGCAAGCTGAGCCGGTTGAACAACCTGGACTGCCATT